CAAGTTTTCGGTTTCCTTAATAGCCTCATCCAATAGCTTACTTACATCGCTCATGTAGTTCACTCCTTATTGATATCCTTATCAACAACATTGTTAATAATATTATATTGAAAACTAAATTTAAAGTCAATTCAAAAACCGCCAATAAAGAGTCACTCCTCTTCATTTGCGGTTTTGATGTAAATATTGTTTCATACTTTAATTTCAATGCCTGATTTAAAGCATATTACAAAGTGGTCATCATACACCGTAACATTTTGGATGATCTTCCTTACAAGCGTATCATCATATAGTAAAGTCCGATATTTGTTGGTGCGTATAAATTCTATCAGTTCGTTGATCCGCTCATTCTCACCACTTAAGGATGCATCTTCCACAAGAAGGGTCTGACGCTTTTCACGTAACTCTTCAATCTCATCTGCAAGGGATTCAAAATCTTTTCCCTTATTAGCAAGGATAATTAGTTCCTTTTGCTTTTCTTCAAGCAAGGTGTTAATTTCTGAAATCTTATATTCTGTGGTCTCACCGATTACCGCATGAATGTTTTCCTCCAGTATTCTTATCATGTTATCACCACCGGCAAGAAGTCTATTAATGGCAGTCATTACCGCATCATATAATTCAGCTTCTTTTACCGTTCGGTTCTTACACACCTCAGGGCCTTGCTCAATTCTTGTAACGCATCGCCAAACAAATTCTTTTCTACCGTGAATATTCCAATAGACCCGTCTGTATATGTCACCACAATCTCCACAAAAGGTTATGGTACTTAAAGCGTATTTACTACTATAAATCCTTTTATTCTTGTCTGCACCTGTGTAAATATTACTTCTGCGATGAAGCTCTTCCTGAGCCTGTAAAAAAAGTTCCTTTGGTATGATCGCCTCATGGCTATTTTCAACATAATACTGCGGGACATGGCCTTCATTCTTCACCCTTTTCTTTGTTAGAAAATCCACTGTGAAAGTCTTCTGCAACAGGGCATCGCCGATGTATTTCTCGTTTAGAAGAATCTTCTTTATGGTTTCTGGTCTCCATCTTGGTTTACCTGCAGCTGTTAAAATGCCGTCTTTCTCTAGATCCCTGCCGATGCCCACTAGACTCTTGCCCTCAAGGTACTCTCTGTAAATACGTTTAATGATTTCAGCCTCTTCTGGAACAATAATCAAGTTGCCTTCTTCATCTTTTGTGTATCCCATAAATCGATTGTGATTGACCTGCACCTTTCCTTGCTGGTAGCGATATTGAAGTCCAAGTTTACTGTTATGCCCAAGATACTTACTGAGATATGGCAGCTTGTCCTCTATACTCTCTCCGTTTTCCATCCAAGCGTTGAGCCTGTCCACCACGAACGTATGGCGGAATGACTTTATCGTTGGAAGATTGCCGATCGAAGCGTAAGAGGTCATCGCCAGAGTCCTTTGAAAATAGGCTCTCACAGTCACCTCGTTGACCGGCTTACCATTCTTAGTGCCTGGAAATACAAGAGCTTCACCGGGGCATTCTGTCGTGATATATTTATGGTACTTCCTGATCATCTCGGCGATGTCAGAAGATACCCAGACCACTCTGTCCTTATAGCCTTTGGACTGCAGTATGGTGATTCTCCCGGAGTCATAATCTATGTCATCCCATGTGAGCCATAAGGGTTCAGACAGCCTGAGCCCGCAGCAGTAATACAGGCGGAAAAGAACCCTGCATTCTTCCAGAAGCCTTCTGCTTTTCCTTTTGATATCCAGTTTATTAAGGCATTCAAAGAATTCTTTACGTTCCTGTGCTGTAAACACATGAGCCACTTTTGTCTCAGTAGATTGAAGCATTTTGGGCATATAGCTCTCAACGCCTATGGAAAGAAGATACTTCGATACCTGTCTCAGGTTGCTTACGCGTATGTTGCGCGAACTGATCCCTTCAGTTTGGCGTTGCACAGCCCATGCATCGGATAAATCTTTCGTGACTGTGTCTGAGATGAATCCTTGCTCAATGCAGAAAGTATCAAGATCCTTCAGCACATCCGCATTTGAGTTGTACATATAGCCAGAGGCTCTTTTTTCCTGGATCAATCCTTCAATAGCGGGCGTGAGGGAACTGTTAAAAGTATAATTACGACGCGGCTTCATAACTTATCACCGTCCTTTCAAGAGGGAGACAGCAGGATCTCAGCATTTCCTCATCTACAGAGAGGTATCTGTTAACAGTATCCATGGTTGAATGCCCCAGGGAATCCTTAATGGTATCCGTCTTAGTTCCAGCCGCCAGAAGTCTGGAGGCAAAAGTACGCCTCAGGATATGGAACGAGCCTGTGGTATTGTTCAAGGCATGTTTAACGGCAAGTCCACAAGCTGATGCATCAGCTCTTTTGAACGGGGCCGACATTGAAAGAAAAATAAAATCGCCTTCGTCGCTCATCCTTGGGCGGCTATTCTTGATATATTTGTAAAGACTATTACCTACCGATACCGGCATCGGGAGCACAAGTGGTCTGTATGTCTTCTGCTGTGTTATGGAAATGGTCTGCACTTTCCAATCTATGTTTGAAAACCTTAAATTGACGACATCTATTCTCCTCAGTCCCATAAGCAGGCCAAGCATAAGAATCGCGGAATCCCTCAGCTGGAGCGGTGTCGCCGCATTGTCCCTGTACTCATAGATCAGTTGTATTTCTTCATCAGAAAGGACTTTGACGATTTTTCTCTGCTGATTGGATTGAGCCGGCAGGGCTCGGGAAAGATCCTGCGCTGAATAACCCTTTTCAAAACAAAACGTGAGGAACACTCTTAGATCGTATGAATAATTATTCTTGTGATTGACCGCTTTTTCAGAAATCCAGGTGCAGTATTCCTTTACATTCATAAGTGAGATTCCGGAGACGGCTGGGATTCCCTTTTCCTGCATATACAGCATGAAAGATATCGCACCGGATTTATGTACGTCCAACGTGGCCGGCGCGATGTTTTCTTTTCTGCGACATGATAAAAAATCATCCAGCAGTTTCCTGTACGTTGTTGATAATTCGGTGATTTTTCCGGAACTGCATAAGACGATTTCCAGATCCCCGTCTGTTACAGCACCTGTTCTGAGGAAAATGTCCAGAAGATAGAGACTACGCTTGAAGGAAGGCCGGCGATGAGGCTCATCCATGAATCCGGCCATTCCCTCCGACCAAATCCGGGCGTTTTTCGTGGTATACGGGAGAGAGAATTCCTGCATAAAGACGTAAAACATCTGGTAATACACAAGATTGTTGTTTCTTGTGGCATCCTCATTATGATGGTGCTCCTTGCGAAGGATATCGATAAGATCATTTGCATTCTGCCAATACACATCCGGATCGACCCCGCTTGTCTCAAAAGCGGATACATCGGTTGAAAACCTTCTTATGGCATAACCGGCAGCCTTTGCCTGAAGCGGTGATGTCAAGGCAAAAGGGATGTGTCCGGCAATGATCCCACGATTGACAAGGAACTGCAGAAAGTACCTCACAGAGTACAGGCAAATGTATGTATCCCCGATGGTTTCTGCATAGGCATGGTACTCCGAGATTAATGCGGTGGAGATATCATGTGCATGGAGAATACCGTTATCCTTTAGGAAGGTTGCGAAGCTGATACAGTGGATCAGCTGGTCTCGTGAAGAGCGATACTGCAGGCGTGAGAGCAATTCGTTCCTGTAAAGTATAAGATGATTCTTGAGATCAGTTGGGAGTGAATCATAAGTAGTCGGTACAAACTTGTAATCCTCTTTAATTGTCCCGTTTGAGACAGCATCGTTCAGTTCATAAATGAGTTTTCGATGCTGCTGATACTTTTCATCGCCCCAGGCAAGCTGGTTATCGGAAAGCCATTTCAGTGCTACTTCATGAGAATACGGTTTGGCTTTCCCGGAGAGAAAGAATCCTCGGAATGACTTCATGGCTGCTTTCTCTTCATCGGTGATGGTATGTCCCAGCTCTTTCCAGCATTGTTTCAGGCATCTGATGCCTTCTTCGTATTTTGCATCCAATATAAATCCCCCTTTCGTTGTTACGGCGATAACATAATATTATCCTCAACTTTTTGTTCTCAAATTATATATTCGGAGAAGATTCAATGAAAGTTAGGGATAATATTTTCTCGGGGATAATACCGGAAAGATTAAAGGTTGCCGGACCATAAGGTGTGGCGACTTCCAGTAGAAGATAGTTGACTATTTTCCCTTTGAAATGGAGGTCAGTTATGAGTACCAACAAAATTGCCTATATCTGTTCACCCTACGCAGGCGACGTGGAAAAAAACACGCTCCGTGCGCGTCGTTATTGCCGGTTTGCTGTGGATCAAGGATACATCCCGATAGCACCACATTTATTGTTTCCTCAATTTCTGGATGATGACGATCCGCACGAACGCGAACTTGGCCTGTCCTGTGGCAACGCTCTGATGATCAAATGCCATGAGGTCTGGGTTTTTGGCAGAACGGTCTCTTCCGGTATGGCAGCTGAAATCGAACAAGCCAAACGGAAAAACATCCCCGTTCGCTATTTCGATGAAAAATGCGAGGTGGTCGAAAATGCGTAATCTGCCGATGGCCTTTGGTAATAGCTGCTATGCCAAAATATGGACAAACAAAACCATGACCTTCCACGACCTCTGCACCCGGCTGGAGCAGACTATTCGCACCACAGAATCGGTTGAGGAATATACAAAGCTGCCCAAGGCAGAACGCGACCGAATCAAGGACAAAGGCGGATTTGTCGGTGGTCAACTGCGTGACAATCGCCGCAAACGTGAAAACGTGGTCTGTCGCTCCATGCTGACATTGGATATGGACCATGCAGAACCGGGTTTCATCGAAAGATTTGTATTGGACTGCAAGTACGCCGCTGGCCTTTATACAACGCACGGTCATACACCGGAAGCACCCCGCATCCGCATGCTCGTTCCCCTCACCCGCGATATTTCGTCAGACGAGCATGTCGCTCTTGCTCGTTACTTTGCTGACGAATGGGGCATCGACGGATTTGACGAGTGTTCTTACCGTCCACACCAACTGATGTACTGGCCAACCACACCGGCCAACGGCGAATACATTTTCAAGAGAATTGATGGCGACTGGCTTGATCCAGATGCTTACCTTACTGGCCACCCCAACTGGCGGGATTTGTCTTTGCTTCCGACATCCTCCCGAGAAAGCGCGGTCCGGGCCACTAGCAGCAAAGAACAGCAGGACCCGACCACAAAGACAGGTGTGGTTGGCGCATTCTGCCGCACCTATTCCTTAACCGATGCCATTGATGCCTTCCTCTCGGATGTTTATGCTCCTTCAGCCGTTAGGAGTCGTTATGATTACATCCCCGCTGACAGCAGCGCCGGTGTTGTGATCTATAACGACAAGTTTGCCTATAGCCATCATGCCACGGATCCTGCTTGTGGCCAGCTGCTGAATGCCTTTGATCTGGTTCGCATTCATAAATTCGGCGATGACGATGCGAAGAAGTCATTTGCTGCCATGATGGATTTTGCAGTCAGGGATGAACTGGTCAGCGCGAGGCTTCTGAAGGAGAAACAGGAAGCTGCTTCGGCGGAGTTCGAGGATTGGACGAAGGCGCTGCAGCGTGATCGCGGCGGGCAGTTGCAAAACAGTCTGCACAACATCACGCTCATCCTGGAGAACGACAGCAACCTCAAGGCCATCTGCTTCAATCAACTGGCCGACGGTATGGAGATCAAAGGGCAAGTCCCGTGGTTGCACCCTGCCCGGTTCTGGCGAGACGCAGATGATGCGCAGCTGATCTGCTATGTGGATGCCCATTATGGCACCTTCTCAGCACGAAACTATCAGATTGCTGTCGCCAAGGTCGTTGACGACCGCTCCTATCACCCTATCCGGGAGTACCTATCTTCCCTGCCGCCGTGGGACGGCAAAAAGCGTGCAGAAAGCATACTCATTGATTATCTTGGCGCAGAGGAAAACGCCTATACCCGTGCTGTTACGCGCAAAACTTTATGTGGGGCCGTGGCGCGAGTCAAGCAGCCCGGAATCAAGTTCGACAATATTCTCGTGCTCAACGGTGATCAGGGGATCGGCAAGTCGACGCTCATTGCCAAGCTCGGTGGCGAATGGTACTCGGACAGCTTATCCCTTACGGATATGAACGACAAGACCGCCGCCGAAAAGCTGCAGGGTTATTGGATTCTGGAAATCGGCGAGCTGGCCGGTATGAAAAAGGCGGATATCGACAAGGTCAAGGCATTTATCTCCCGCCAGGATGACAAGTATCGCGCCTCTTTCGGCCGCCGGGTTACGCCGCATCCGAGGCAATGTATCTTCTTTGGCACGACTAACTCGCAGAACGGGTATCTTCGTGATATCACGGGCAACCGACGTTTCTGGACGGTTAAGACACCTGGCACAGGCAAAATGAAACCGTGGCAGCTTACTCAGGAGGATGTCAATCAAATTTGGGCCGAGGTGCTGGTACTTGTCGATAACGGTGAAAAGCTCTATCTGGACAGCAACCTTGAAACCTACTCTCAGGCGGAGCAGGCTTCGGCAATGGAACAGGACGATCGCGAAGGTCTGGTTCGCACCTATCTGGATCTGCTTTTACCGGAGAACTGGAACAGTATGGACATTTACAGCAGACAGGAATACATCAACAATCCCGACAGCCCGACCCAGCCGAAAGGCATAGTTGCCCGCGACAGCGTAAGCAATCTGGAAATCTGGTGTGAATGCTTTGGTAAGCGTAAAGAGGATATCAAGCCTTCCGATTCGTATGCGATAGCGTCCATCATGCTTCGCATCGAAGGCTGGCAAAAAACCGAGGTGCGTGAAAGGCAGACCATCTATGGGTTGCAGCGTTTGTACAAACGGCTGTGACAACCTGCTGTGACAACCTCTGCCACTTGTCACTGTCACAGAGGTTGTCACACGGGAAAGCCTGTGATTTGAAGACAATTCGGCGCTTTTTGTGACAAGATGACAACTTTTTCTTAATAGTACAAAAACATCGAATATTTATAAAGAAATCGGCGTCACACATACGCATTTACGCGCGTATAGGAAAAAGTTGTCAGGGTTGTCACAGAGTGCTCTACACGAATGAAACAATTGAGGTGTTCTGACATGAGGGAAAAAATAATCGAGAAAAAACTTGTTCAAGCCACAAAAGGCATGGGCGGCATAGCACCGAAGTTAATAAGCCCTGGATTTGATGGTATGCCAGACCGCATTGTGCTTCTACCCTATGGCAAGCTGGCTTTCGTCGAGGTTAAGGCACCTGGTCAGAAACCACGAGCGCTTCAGGCAGCTAGGCATAAACTTCTGCGTGGTTTGGGCTTCAGGGTTAATGTCCTGGATGATGTTCAGCAGATTGGAGGGCTTCTTGATGAAATACGAACCACATGATTACCAGAAATATGCGATCAACTACATCGAGAATCATCCGATCGCCGCTGTGTTGCTTGCCATGGGTCTAGGTAAAACGAGCATCACATTAACGGCATTGAATGACCTGCTGTTTGACAGCTTCAAAGTTCATCGTGTTTTAGTCATCTCACCTCTTAGAGTGGCACGGGACACATGGCCGGCTGAAGTAGATAAGTGGGATCACCTGCAGAACCTCATTTACTCGGTGGTTGTTGGCAGCGAAGCCGAACGCCGGGCAGCCCTTCTCCGTCCGGCCGATATATACATCATCAACCGGGAGAACGTCCAGTGGCTGATCGAAGAGAGCGGTGTGCCCTTTGATTATGATACGGTTGTGATCGATGAGCTGTCTTCCTTCAAAAACCATCAGGCGAAACGCTTCCGGGCATTGATGAAGGTCCGGCCCAAAGTAAAGCGTGTGATCGGACTGACTGGCACGCCAAGCAGTAATGGACTCATGGATCTGTGGGCCGAATTCCGACTTCTGGATATGGGCGAGCGTTTAGGACGGTTCATCAGTTACTTTCGGCTGGATTACTTTGTACCGGATCAATGCAATGGTCCAGTTGTTTACAGCTACAAGCCACAGCCAGGTGCAGAGCAGCGGATTTATAACAAAATATCTGACATCACCATATCCATGAAATCAACCGACCTTCTAAAAATGCCTGAGCTTATCAGCAGCGAATATGCAGTCCGCCTGTCGCCTGCTGAACGTCAGCGCTACGATAAACTCAAGCGTCAACTAACACTCAATCTGCCAGCGGGTTGCGTCACCGCGGCAAACGCCGCTGCCCTATCCGGCAAGCTCTGTCAAATGGCCAATGGTGCTGTCTATACGGATGCGGGCGACGTCACTCCGATCCATGATCAGAAACTGGACGCCCTGGAGGACATTATCGAAGCGGCCGGCGGCCAGCCGCTGCTCGTAGCCTACTGGTTCAAACACGATCTGGCCCGCATCTCAGAACGACTGAATAAGCTTCATGTTCCGTTTGCCCGATTAGATACGGCCGAGAGCATTCGTCAATGGAATAATGGCGATTTACCAGTCGCCTTGATTCATCCAGCCTCAGCGGGGCATGGGCTGAACCTGCAATCCGGCGGTTCCAGTATTATCTGGTTCGGGCTAACCTGGTCATTGGAATTATATCAACAGACCAACGCCCGGCTATGGCGGCAAGGACAAAATGCTGAAACGGTTGTGGTGCAGCACATCGTAGTCAAGGACACCATTGATGAGCGGATCCTGAAGGCGCTTTCAAAAAAGGACAGTACCCAGGCATCGTTGATTGATGCCGTCAAAGCTGATCTGCAAGCTTAAGTCAATATACGACAATCCGTGCCAATCCGAGTGAACTTTATATTTCGGAGGTACGATATGAATCCATATGAGAACCTGATTAACGCCATTATCCTGCAGGCCGTTAAGGATTACCGCAAAACCCTATCCCGATGCAGCAGGCATCCTGAGAAACCAAATTATCGCGAGGATAAGGCAGAGCTTGAGCAGTTTTTCCGATCCGGCTGGTTCAGCTTTTTGACTGACATTGATCCGGAATTCCTGATCCGCAAATTGAGCGAGGAGGTGGCGTGATATGACAAAGAAAGATTATCTGTCTCAAGCCTACCGCCTTGACCAACGCATCAACAGCAAGCTGGCTCAGGTTACTGCACTCAATGATCTGGCAACCAAATGCACCTTGACGCTTTCGGATATGCCGCGCAACCCGAATCGTGGGATCTCAACGATGGCCGATGCTGTGGAGAAGATCGTTGACCTGCAGGCCGAGATCAACCGTGACATAGACGCATTGGTGGATCTGAAGCGTGATATCGTCAGAGCCATCAAGGCTGTCGCAAATACCGAGTACCAGACCATTCTGGAACTGCGCTACCTCTGCTTCAAAACCTGGGAGCAGATCGCTGTGGATATGGGATACAATGTGCGCCATGTTTATCGGATTCACGATGAGGCGGTGGAAAGTATCTCTATCGGCGAAACATAGCAGTAAATGTCACTATATGTCAGACGAATCCGTTTGATATGATAAGCTCAGCAAAATAGAATTCATGAAGCTCTCACGAGAAACCGCGAGGGCTTTTTGTTTGCATCCGAGGTGATCCTGATGCCCATAAAGCCCAAGCGTCCGTGTTCGTACCCCGGTTGTCCTAACCTGACGATCGAACGGTTTTGTGAAGCACACGCCAAGAAAGAATCGCAGCGCTATGAACGATATGATCGTGACCCGGCCAAGAAGAAACGATACGGTCGATCGTGGCAACATACTCGTGAACATCAATTGGCTGAGCATCCACTGTGTGAGCAGTGCGAGAAGGCTGGCAAGATCACACCGGCTCGCGAGGTTCATCACATCAAGCCCTTATCGAAGGGTGGAACGAATGAATCAGACAATCTCATGAGTCTGTGCACGTCGTGCCACTCAGAAATTACTGCACGAGAAGGTGGTCGCTGGGGCCGATGGTAGGGGGCGGTCAGATCTCTGTGACCTGTTCACTGGTGACCGGTCGTTGGGTCACGCGCGAAAAAATTGCAGTTCAAACATGGGATTACCCAGTCCCGTGAAAAGGAGGTACTGCCGTGTGGCAAAAGACGGAACAAACAGAGGCGGCAGGCGCGTCCGAGCTGGTGAAAAACCGCTGCCGCTCTCAGATAAAATAATCCGCGGCAAGTCCGCTAAGATCCTGGAACCTGCGAATCTGAAACCCGGCAGCATGCTCGATGCCGAGGATCTTGATAGTGGTCCGGATCTTTTCGGCGCTGATATGCCCGCACCAAGTGAATACCTCAGCGCCAGACAAAAGGATGGAAAACCGCTGGGTGCGGATATGCTTTATAAAGAAACCTGGCGCTGGCTCAAGGAACGCGGCTGTGAGCGGTTCATCAACCCACGCCTGATTGAAGCCTATGCACAGGCCTTCACCCGGTACATTCAATGTGAAGAAGCGATCAGCCTCTATGGCCTGCTTGGCAAGCACCCCACAACCGGCGGCGCGATCACCAGCCCGTTCGTACAGATGAGTCAATCGTTTCAGAAGCAGGCGAATCTTTTATGGTACGAGATCTTCGACATTGTCAAGCAAAACTGCACAACAGCGTTCGTGGGGAACCCACAGGACGATATCATGGAGGCCCTACTCTCTGGGCGGAAAGGACGGTAAATACATGCAAACAACCGAACGCATGGAAAAAGTAAATATCGATCGGCTGGTACCTTACGCCCGTAATGCCAGAACCCATAGCAAGGAACAGATCCTGCAGCTTCGGGCATCCCTCCGTGAGTTCGGTTTTGTGAATCCGGTCATCGTGGATAAGGACCTGAACATCATCGCCGGCCACGGCCGTATCCTGGCTGCCAAGGAGGAAGGCATCACAGATGTGCCGTGCGTATTTGCTGAGCACCTGACCGAAGCCCAGAAGCGGGCGTACATTATCGCCGACAACCGTCTGGCCTTGAGCGCCGGCTGGGACGCTGAGATGCTGTCGGTCGAAATCGCCGACTTACAAGGTGCGGACTTTGACATTTCGCTGCTTGGTTTTGACAATGCGGAACTTAACAAACTTCTGAGCGGCATCGAGGATGTAAAAGACGATGACTTTGATGTCGACGCCGAGCTCAAGAATCCAGCGATCACCCAGCTTGGTGATTTGTGGCTCTTAGGCAATCATCGTCTGGTCTGTGGTGACAGCACCAAGCCGGAGACCTTTGCCCTTCTGATGGACGGCAAGCAGGCTAATCTGGTCGTGACGGATCCGCCTTATAACGTCAACTATGAAGGCACTGCCGGTAAAATCAAAAACGATAACATGGCCGATGACAATTTCTATCAATTCCTGTTCGATGCCTTCACCCTCACGGAGAAGGCGATGGCCAGAGATGCCAGCATCTATGTTTTTCATGCCGACACCGAAGGACTGAACTTCCGCAAGGCTTTCTCCGATGCCGGGTTTTACCTGTCTGGCACCTGCATCTGGAAAAAGCAGTCGCTGGTCCTGGGCCGGTCCCCTTATCAGTGGCAGCATGAGCCGATCTTGTTTGGCTGGAAGAAAGCCGGCAAGCATGCCTGGTATTCCGATCGCAAGCAGACAACGATCTGGGAATTCGAAAAGCCCAAGAAGAATGGCGATCATCCCACGATGAAGCCGGTGCAGCTGATCGCCTATCCGGTACTCAATTCCAGCATGACTGGCAGCATCGTTCTGGATCCATTTGGCGGATCCGGCAGCACGCTCATTGCCTGTGAGCAGACCGAGCGGGTTTGCTTCATGGTTGAGCTAGATGAAAAGTACTGTGATGTGATCGTCAAGCGGTATATCGAGCAGGCCGGAACTAACGAACCTGTTTATCTGTTCCGCGATGGCAAAAAACTGTGCTTCGCTGATTTGCCCGGGCCAGCCGAAGCTTAGTCGTATTGTGTTATTCACACAATACAGTCCAACAAACATTGTCGAGTATTGTCGGGGTTTGTCGCACGAATTATGTTGCTATTCAAAGGCCTTCGAGTGATAGATGTACATACCAAACGAAGCACAGGAGGCAAATCATATGAAGATTTTCTACAACGCAACTGGAGCTCAACGCAAATCGCTGGTGGCTGCCATCAGCCAGAAGCTCAACACGCCGGCCGAATACCTCGGCGCACCGACCTTCGCTTATCAAGTTGGCGACTATCACATCGACAAAAACGGCATGGTCACTGGCAAGGATAATCTGGACCTGGAAGACGCGCTTTTCCAGAAGGGTTTCAGCGCCATCGAACGCGAGTACGACGAGCCCGACACACACGAAAGCGGACTCGGCGGTTTGGGTGCAACGCCATCAGTTGAAGAACTAAATGACGAGGCAGAAGCTTGGGCGGAGCGCGAACTGCGCCGGATGCGGCTTGAAAGTGAAAACATACCTGACTACTCAAACCGAGGACCATACGGCGGGGATGATATACCTGACTTTGAGGATCTGCCAATGACCGAAGAGGAAGAGTTGGGACTTGGCAGAAGACGACGTGAGAATTGGCAAGGAGAAAACGGCATGCAGCCAGACGATTACATTCCGGATATGACCGACACGCTGGCTGTTGAAATGCCACTTGAAGGCTTTTCTGAAGAAAACATTGCCAATCTGGAGAAGCTGATCGCCAGCAAGGCTGGTCTGATCAAAAAGGCGCTCGGAGTTGACGCTTTGCCGATCGAGCGGACAGACACAACGCTGCGCTTCCCCTGGTTTGCTTATGGCACACCCGTTGATGAAACCAAAGCCTACGCTTACTTCATTTGTGCCCTCTGCACAGCAGCAAAGAAGCAGCAGCGGGTCACGGCCAAAGAACATCCGGTCGACAACGAGAAGTTTGCCTTCCGCGTGTTCCTCATCCGACTGGGCTTTGTCGGCGATGACTACAAGGTTGCCCGCAAGATCCTGCTGCGAAACCTGTCTGGAAACTCGGCCTTTAAGGTGGTTCCACAAGCAGAGGAGGTCGATGATCATGAATAAGCTGCCACCCAAGGCGATTGTTGAAAACTTGCGGCGTCGCTTCCCGGCCGGCACACGCGTGGAACTGGTCCGGATGAACGATCCGTATTCCAAACTGCAGCCGGGTGATCGCGGAACAGTAGAATTTGTCGATGACATCGGCACCATTTTCTGCTCCTGGGACCGGGGCTCCAGTCTGGGCGTGGTTTATGGTGAGGATGAACTGATCAAGATCGGGGGTACCACCAATGACTGATAAAATCCGGGATCAGATCATGGCAATCCGCGACAGTGGCGCGACCAACATGATGGATGTGACCCAAGTCCAGCGTTTGGCATTTGAGCAGGATTTTCATGAGCTGGTGATCTTCATTCAAGAGAACCGTGGGGAGTACATCCGATTTATTCTTTACGGCGATTCCGGGTCAATATAGTACATATTCGGGCTCAATATTTGTGTAGTAATTCAAGCAGAATCTGGTTGCTATTAGCCTTGCGTAGAGTGATATATACACTAACCAAAGCAAGGAGGACGCGAAAATGTGGAAAAACGGGAGAATCGACAACTGCGAATACTGGGTTAAGAGCTACGATGAGCCTTCAATTTACGGCATAGAAGAGGGCCGGATTTCCAAGCTGACCGTCAAACGCGACGGGTGCGAGATCATGAACTACGACCGCGGCTGGGACCTGGAACCTAAAACGGATGCTGATCGCGAGGTTTTGGCTAAGATCCTGGCTAAGTACAACTGAAGTAAAACCAAACCAACTAGCCCAGCGAGGACTCCGAACAGGGGTCCTTTTGTTATGTAAATTCAGAAAGGGGGAAGAAGTCATACGAAAGCTCAAGAAATACAAACCGACGCCGTTTATGGCTTCGGACTCACATTATGATCAGAGAGCCGCCGACTATGCTGTATCGTTCGTCGAAGCACTTTCGCACACGAAGGGGTCCTGGGCTGGCAAGCCTTTTGAGCTGATCGACTGGCAGGAGCAGATTATCCGGGATGTGTTTGGCATCCTGAAACCCAACGGTTATCGTCAGTTCAACACCGCCTATGTCGAAATTCCGAAGAAGATGGGTAAGTCTGAACTGGCTGCCGCCGTCGCTCTGCTTCTCACCTGTGCAGATGGAGAAGAACGTGCTGAGGTTTATGGCTGCGCGGCGGATCGGCAGCAAGCCTCGATCGTCTTTGAAGTGGCAGCCGACATGGTTCGGATGTGCCCGGCTTTGAACCGGCGGGTTAAACTCCTGGCATCCACCAAGCGACTGATCTACCTGCCGACCAACAGCTTCTATCAGGTGCTGTCTGCAGAGGCTTACTCCAAACATGGATTCAATATCCATGGCGTCGTGTTTGATGAGCTTCATACCCAACCCAACCGAAAGCTCTTCGATGTCATGACCAAAGGTTCTGGCGACGCCCGAATGCAGCCGCTGTACTTCCTGATCACCACGGCCGGCTCTGACACAAACAGCATTTGCTATGAGACACATCAGAAGGCGTTGGATATCTTAGAAGGACGAAAACACGATGCCACGTTCTACCCGGTGATTTATGGCGCTAAGGAGGATGATGACTGGACGGATCCTAAGGTTTGGAAAAAGGCTAATCCATCTCTTGGCATCACAGTCAGTATCGACAAAGTCAAAGCCGCCTGCGAGTCTGCCAAGCAAAATCCGGCTGAAGAGAACAGCTTTCGCCAGCTGCGCCTGAACCAGTGGGTCAAACAGGCCGTTCGTTGGATGCCCATGCTCAAGTGGGACGCCTGTGCGTTGCCGGTTGATGCATCAAATTTGGAAGGCCGAGTTTGCTATGGCGGTCTGGACCTTTCGTCCACGACCGATATTACGGCATTTGTCCTCGTCTTTCCGCCGGCAGACGAAGACGACAAGTATCGTGTCCTCCCCTATTTCTGGATGCCGGAGGACAACATCGACCTTCGGGTGCGCCGCGATCATGTTCCGTATGATTTATGGGTCCGGCAAGGACACCTGCTGACCACGGAAGGCAATGTCGTGCACTACGGATTTATCGAACGGTTCATCGAGGAATTGGGCGAACGCTACAACATCCGAGAGATTGCATTTGACCGCTGGGGTGCAGTCCAGATGGTACAAAACCTCGAGGGACTCGGCTTCACGGTTGTTCCGTTTGGCCAGGGTTTCAAGGATATGTCACCACCGACCAAAGAACTGATGAAGCTGACACTCGAGGGTAAGCTGAACCACGGCGGTCATCCGGTCCTGCGCTGGATGATGGATAACATCTTCGTCCGCACCGACCCGGCCGGCAACATCAAGCCAGATAAAGAGAAATCAACCGAAAAAATTGATGGTGCTGTGGCGACAATCATGGCGCTAGACAGGGCGATCCGGAATGGAGGCAGCACAGGCGGATCTGTTTATGATGATCGAGGTTTGATAATTTTTTGACCTATTAACCAGCAAGAATGGTAAAATTGTTATAAATACGCAAAAGGAAGGCTTCATTTATGGGTTACCAGTTTCCGTTTGGTGAATATGTTAGAAGGCTTGAACAACAAGATAAAACGCCCAAAGAGATATTCGTTCTTGGGGTTTATGCGAGTGCAGTCCATGCCAGATGGACCAATGGTGGGCAAACGATATGTCAAGCATTAGCCGTCGCCAGCGAACCCTACATATTCTGGGACGGGGATCCAAATGAAGCAAAACAGATTATCAGCAAAATCAAGATGCCTAAGGGAGTTGGATCTTTAGTATTACCTAATAAAAATCTGAACGGACCCTCAAGTAAAGTTCTTTCCGAGAATATTCTCAGGCCTTTAGCAATTACCAGGCAGCAAGCTTGGCTATGTGACCTGTTGCCCGAATCCAGATTGAACCCAAACCAACTTCGTGTAATTGCTGAAAAGTATAATCCGTTAATTGAGAAGTTTGGGTTAAATGAGGTTACTGTTCCTCCTGAAGATGGGAAATTTTGTAATGACACGCGTTGCGGTGAGATTACAAAAGAGATAGAGCAGTCCGGTGCAAGGACCGTCGTTTTGCTTGGAGATATTCCAATCAAGCAGTATCTCAGCAAAGTTTGCTCATTGGATTTCAAAGACCTTAGAGAATATACGAAAAAATATGGTTATGGAAAACCGATTCGGCTGAAAATATTCGACAAGTCAATTGATGTGGTTCCCATTGCTCATCCTCGCCAGATTGGTGGCTTAGGGCGTTCAAATCAATTTTGGTATGAAGAACATAAAAAATGGGAATCGAATCTGAAATGAATAATCAGATGAAGATTTGATGAAATGGCAAGCTAGTGGAGGTTTGTAATGAAAATTGAAATGGGTGAATCACTTTTATACTCTTGGTTAAGACATGTAAAAGAATGCCAAATCGCCCAGACAAATTGGAAGGCATCTTCTCAATGGGAACTCAAGCACAAAGACACGCTTAAACAGATCATGACAGCTTTTGAAAACTATTATCAAACCAAATATGGTTTTACAATTTTCAAAGGCATGTCCCTTGAGCAAACGTTGAAGCAAGCAGAGATTGATGTAATTGGTATTCATTACTCAGATCACCAACCAACAGTTTATGCCATTGATGTAGCTTTCCATGAAGGTGGACTGATTTACGGGAAAAAGGGTGATACAGGCAGGCAGGTCATCAAGAAGCTACTAAGAACTGCGTTATGCATTTTTGGCTATTTTGATATTGCTGATGGTGAAATCATTTTTGCAAGCCCTAAAATAAACAACGCTGAGTTGCAAGAAATTCTTCCACTAATTAATGAGATTGATGCGCTGATGGAATCGATTGAATTGAATTTCCATTACAAGCTCATAGCCAATAGGGACTTCGAAAGCGAAATACTTAATCCGATAATCATAAGGAGTAAAGGTATCGCCGATACATCTGAGCTATTCATGCGAAGTTACCAGTTGTATAGGCTTTTCGGAAAAACAGAAAAATAGCTTAAGAATTAATAGCACTAAAGCACTTCTCTTGGGGGTGCTTTTTTATTACACGAAAGGAGGAAATTAATGCCGCTACTTGATCGTATCTTCAAAGCGCGTGACAAGCCGAAAAACATGCTGCCAGGCAGTACCTACAGCTTCTTCTTTGGCAGCACCACCAGCGGCAAGACCGTCAATGAGCGCACTGCCCTTCAGACAACGGCTGTCTACGCCTGCGTCCGAATCCTGGCGGAAACAATCGCCAGTCTGCCTCTTCACACCTTCCGCTACACCGACCGCGGCAAGGAAAAAGCGCTGGAGCACCCGCTGTATTATCTTCTACATAATGAACCCAATTCCGAGATGACTTCATTTGTGTTTCGAGAGACGCTGATGAGTCATCTTTTGTTATGGGGCAACGCCTATGCTCAGATTATCCGGGACGGCCGCGGCCAGGTTCTGTCGCTCTACCCGCTGCTGCCGGACAAGATGACCGTCGATCGTGCAGCCGGCGGCGAGATCATCTACCAGTACCGGACCGATCGCGGGGTTTACCTGCTTCGTCGGGAAGAGGTGCTTCATGTTCCCGGTCTGGGCTTTGACGGCCTGATCGGCTACTCCCCGATTGCCATGGCCAAGAACGCCATCGGCATGGCCATTGCCACGGAGGAATATGGCGCGTCCTTTTTCGCCAACGGTGCCAACCCCGGTGGTGTGCTGGAGCATCCGGGAGTCGTCAAGGATCCGAAGCGAGTTCGAGAAAGCTGGAATGCCGTTTATCAAGGCAGTTCCAACGCTCATCGGGTCGCTGTGCTCGAGGAGGGCATGAAATTTCAGCCGATCGGCATCCCGCCTGAGCAGGCGCAGTTTCTGGAGACGCGTAAATTCCAGATCAACGAAATCGCCCGGATCTTCCGGGTACCGCCGCACATGCTGGCCGACCTCGAAAAGTCGAGCTTCTCCAACATTGAGCAGCAGTCCTTGGAATTCGTGAAATACACGCTCGATCCCTGGGTGATCCGCTGGGAGATGGCGATCCAGAAAGCACTGCTCCTGCCTTCCGAAAAGAAGCAGTATTTCGTCAAATTCAACCTGGACGGACTCCTGCGCGGTGACTATCAGAGCCGAATGAGCGGATACGCGACCGGCCGGCAGAACGGCTGGCTATCCAGCAACGATATTCGTGAACTGGAAAACATGAACCCCATCCCAGCGGAACTGGGCGGCGACCTGTACCTGATCAATGGCAACATGACCAAACTTCAGGACGCAGGGCTGTTCGCCTGGTCGAATAAAACCCAAGAAGGAGGCAACCCACCTTGAACAGAAAATTCTGGAACTGGGTCCAAAACGAAGATGGCAGGACCCTCTACCTTGACGGAGCCATCGCTGAGGAAACCTGGTACGGTGACGAAGTGACACCGAAGCTTTTCAAGTCCGAACTTCTAAACGGCTCAGGCGACATCACCATCTGGATCAATTCTCCCGGTGGCGACGTGTTTGCCGCAGCACAGATCTACAACATGCTCATGGACTATCCCGGCAAGGTTACCGTCAAGATAGACGGCATCGCTGCCAGCGCCGCATCGGTGATCGCCATGGCCGGCGGCACGGTACTCATGTCGCCCGTATCCATGATCATGATCCACAATCCCATGACGATCGCTTTCGGCGATACCGTCGAGATGGAACGGGCGATCGCCATGCTGTCGGAGGTCAAGGAATCGATCATCAATGCCTACGAACTGAAGACTGGCCTGTCACGAGCCAAGATTTCGCACCTGATGGATGCGGAGTCCTGGTTCAATGCGAAAAAGGCGGTCGAACTGGGTTTTGCCGATGGCATTTTGTTTAACGCGGGTAATTCACTGCCGGAAAGCGACGGTATCCTTTTCAGCAATCTGGCCGTGACCAATTCTCTTCTGAACAAGCTGCCGAAACGGGTAGCGGATCCCAAACCGAAAGAAAAACAAGAACAACCCACCCACACGATTGAGTCGCTGGAGAAGCGGCTCTATTTAGTTCAGCCTTAAGGAGGGCCAACACACATGAACAAGATTTTTGAACTTCGCGAAAAGAGAGCCAAAGCCTGGGAAGCCGCCAAGGCATTCCTGGACAGCAAACGCGGCACCGATGGCCTGGTTAGCGCCGAGGACACTGCCGTTTACGACAAGATGGAGGCGGACATTGTTTGTCTCGGCAAAGAGATCGACCGACTGGAGCGGCAGCAGTCGCTGGACCTGGAACTTATGAAGCCGGTGAATACCCCGATCCGCAACCAGCCGAATGTCACCGGCACCGAAGTGAAGACCGGCCGGGCGTCGGACGAGTATCGCCAGGCGTTCTGGAAGGCTATGCGCAACAAGAGCCACTTCGATGTCCAGAACGCGCTGCAGATCGGCACCGACTCCGAGGGCGGATACCTCGTTCCGGACGAGTTCGAGCGCATCCTGATTCAGGCGCTCGAGGAACAGAATATCTTCCGTCAGCTGGCCAACATCATCACCACATCAAGCGGGGACCGTAAAATACCCGTCGTCGCCAGTCATGGAACAGCCAGCTGGGTAGATGAAGAGGGGCTGATCCCGGACACCGATGATGTGTTTACTCAGGTTACGATTGGAGCATACAAGCTGGCGACCATGATCAAGGTTTCCGAGGAGCTCCTGAACGACAGCGTGTTCAATCTGGAAAGCTACATTGCCAAGGAGTTCGGACGCCGGATCGGCACCGCGGAAGAAGCGGCGTTCTTCACGGGCAATGGCACGGGCAAGCCGACCGGTATTTTCAATGCGACGGGTGGCGCACAGGTCGGGGTGACGTCAGCAAGTGCGACTGTGTTGACTGTCGACGAAGTGATCGATCTGTATCACGCACTGAAGGGTCCGTACCGTAAGAATGCGGTGTTCGTCACCAATGACGCAACCGTGAAAGCGATCCGCAAGCTGAAGGACGGCGCTGGCCAGTACCTGTGGCAGCCTTCAACCAAAGAGGGAGAGCCGGACTCGATCCTCGGCCGGCCGATCAAGACCTCGATCCATGTGCCGACGATCGCCGCATCCGCCAAGGTCATCGCATTTGGCGACTTCAGTTACTACTGGATCGCGGATCGTCAGGGCCGCACCTTCCAGCGCCTGAACGAACTGTATGCCGCCAACGGCCAGGTCGGGTTCCGGGCCACACAGCGGGTCGACGGCAAGATGGTTCTGGCTGAAGCGATCCAGGTCCTGCAGATGAAAGCGTGAGGTGACGGATTATGAGTAACGTCAAGAACTACACCGAACAGGGCGGCGACATCAGCGTCATCGGCGGCACCCTGGACATCGCCGCCGGTGGCAAGCTGACCTTTGCCGGCACGGAGCTGAAGCCGGCCGCGTTCCAGGCCAACAGCGAAGCGACTACGATCGCCGGACTGGTGGCCGATTTTAATAGCCTTATAGCCAAGCTCATCGCAGCCGGCCTGATGGCCGAGTCGTAAACAAAAACTCAAGGAGAGGAAGGTGCTCGCCTGATGGTTAGAATAATCACCCACGTCACTAACGAACCGATAACACTGGCCGAAGTCCGGCAGCACCTTCGTCTTCCGGAGAATGAAGCCGAGGACACATTACTGTCGTCCCTGATCACAACTGCACGGTCGTACTGCGAACACCATACGCGCCGAGCCCTGGTGCAGCAAACGCTGGAAGTTTATCTGGACCGGTTCCCCAGTCCTGACCCGATCGAACTACCATGCCCGCCGCTTCAGAGTGTGATCGAGATCGGCTATAAGAACAGCACCGGCGAGGAGGCGATCCTATCGCCTTCGGACTATCTTGTGGATGCTGATTGTGAACCTGGCCGGATCCTGCCAGCCGTTGGTACGAACTGGCCAGCGTTCACAGCCTATCCCGCCTCACCGGTTCGTATTCGGCTCGTTGCCGGTTATGCGGAGCTGCCTGTTTCCATACGTTTGGCGATGCTCCTACTGATCGGGCACTGGTACGAAAACCGCGAGGCGACCGGCACGGCAAGTAGCGTGATTGACTTTTCCGTTCACTCCCTGCTGGCACCCTATCGTGTGGAGGTGTTCTGAGATGGAAGCAGGGAAACTTCGTCACAGCATCACCGTTCAGGTCATGAATGCCGATGAGGCCTGGTCCGATCTGGTCACCTGTCAGGCTCAAGTCAATGGCCTGTCCGGCAACGAGTATTGGGCGGTATCGTCTGAGCAGGCTCAGAACAGCGTGGATTTCATTGTGCGCTATACCTCAGCTCTGGCCGTTTTAGTCCCTCAGACGACCCGAATCCTGTTTCGCGGCAATCGCTACGATGTGAAAAGCATCGACAACTTCATGTACCAAAACCGGTCACTCAAGCTACGGGCGGTGATGCACCATGGACGTTAATCAGCTGGCCGCAGCGATCGAGCGTGAACTGCAGTCGTATTCCGACACCGTTTCCGTGAAAATCGGCGAGGCGGTTGAGACGGTTGCCAATGAGGTCAACGACGAGATAAAGCGCCGGGTCACATTCCGGCAGCCCACCGGCAAATACGTGAAGGCATTCCGGATCAAGAAGCTCAACACCGGCAGCAAGCAAAACCACAGTCGTGTCTGGCACGTTTTGGGTCCGTATTACCGGTTGACGCATCTTCTGGAGCACGGCCACGCACTACGAAACGGCGGTCGTGCCAGAGCTTTCCCGCACATCAGGTATGGCGAGGAGCTTGCTGAACGACGCATGCAGGAACTATCCGAAAAGGCGGTGCAGGATGCTGGACGTTAAAGCTTTATTGGAACAGACCGGCCTGCCGGTTCGCGAACAGCGGTTTCTTGGGGTCATGCCGCTGCCGGCGATCGTCTATACAGACGATGTGGAGATCGGCGGTGCTGACCTTATAAATAACCTTCTAACCCACAACATCGGCATCGAATTCTATTCGGAAGCAATCGATTCTTCAAATGAAGCTAAGATCGAACGGATCCTTGACGACTTGCCGATCCATTACACCCGCCGTCGCGACTGGATTGAGAGCGAGAAGCTGTTCTCGACCGGCTACGAATTCATAATCACAGAAAGGAAATAAACACTATGTCGACCAATGGTGAAAAAATCATTCTGGGCAGCGGCAAGCTGTACATCACAGAATACAGCGGCGCTATCCCGGCCGATAACCTTCTCGAAGCTGCCGGCAATCTCCTGGGTTATATCCAGGGCGGCGCTACCCTCAGTTATAAACCGACCTTTTATCTCGCCGAAGACGATCTCGGTTTGGTAAAAAAGCAGATCCTGACTAAAGAAGAGGTCTCGCTCAAGAGCGGGATCATGACCTGGAACGGCGACACCCTGAAGCGGCTCGTCTCCACTGCCCGCGTCACGGAAAACGGCGTGACCAACAAACGCCTGGTCAAAATCGGCGGTGTGGGCAACCAGGACGGCAAGCGCTATGTGGTTCGCTTCGTCCATGAGGATGCTACTGACGGCGATGTTCGCGTGACGATTGTCGGCGGCAATCAGGGTGAACTGGCCCTGTCTTTTACCAAGGACAAGGAAACCGTCATCGATGCCGAGTTCATCGCAGTGCCGCACGATTCCGAGGGCACGCTGGTCCTGTTCGAAGAGGACATCGCCGGTCTGGTCGCCCTGACCGTCATGTCCGTCGCCGGTGCTACTACTGGAAAGACAGCTATTACGGTCGTACCGGCGTTGGATTACACCAACACCTATGTCTACAAGACCGGATCCAGCCTGACCCTGCCAACCTTCAACGATGACCTGTCCACCGGCTGGACTGCCTGGGATGGTGTTTCGGAGATCACGGCCACGACCGGACAAGAGATCGCGATCGCCGAAATCGACGGTGGCAAGCTCTGTCAGGCCGCCGGCAAGACCACGGTTGTGGCCAAGGCGTAAGGAGGGTTGATCCATGCTGGACTTTACACAATCAGCGAAGCGTTTTCTGGCGGTCAACCTGATCGACAATCAGCGGATCCGGGTGCGTATGCCTACCAAGCGTGTGTTTGACGCGCTGATGGGGCTGCGCGATCGGCTGTCCGGACAAATCACGGACGATGTTGGGCAGCTAGATGAGATCTATGGCCTGATCGCCATCGTCCTCTCGAACAATCTGGAACACACCGAAATCACGCATGAGCATCTGGCTGAGCTCTTCGACATCGAGGATGTTCAGACCTTCTTTCAAGCCTATATGGCCTTCATCAGCGGGGTTGTGTCGGACCCAAACTCCAAATCCCCTCTATCCCCGACACCGGAGTCGAACCACATTACCGGTGCCTGACACAGTGGGAACGGCTGGTCCATGACCATACCGGCTTGAATTTTCATGAAATCGATGACCTTCAGCTGGATGCGTATCTGGCCTTGCGCCGGGATGCGTATATTTTCCTGCTGCAGTCGAGTGAAGTAGGCCGGAAACATCTCGAACAGTGCTGGATCATGGACCAGACATCCCCGGATCGAGGGGCACTACGCGAACGACATGGCCGACGCAAAAGGAGGTGAGCGGTATGGCCAAAGGCATCAAGGGCATCACCGTCGAGATCAATGGCAATACCGCGCCACTCGACAAGGCTCTGAAAAACGTCAACTCCACCGCCAAGAGCCTGCAGAGCGAACTGACCGCGGTGGAAAAGGGTCTGAAACTTGATCCCAACAATATCACCCTGACCGCGCAGAAGAGCCAGCTCCTCAAGGAAGAAATCGCGGCGACCAAGGAAAAGCTCGATGCCCTGAAGGCTGCTCAGGCTCAGGTCAAGGCGCAGTTTGCTGCCGGGACGATCGATGCGGAACAGTACCGTGCTTTCCAGCGCGAATTGGAGACGACCAAGATCAAGCTGCATGGCCTGAAGGAAGAAAGCAAATCAGTCTCGGTTATCGGCACGGCCTTCGCCGCGGTCAAAGAAAAGGTTCAGGCGGTGCTGGACAAGCTGGCTCCGGTCACCAACGGCATCAAGAGGGTCGGCGAAGTATCGGCCAAACTGGCTGTCGGTGGTGTGAAAGTGGTCGGCGGTGCGGTGAACGGCGCGGCTCAGGCACTCAAAGCCTACACAGCCGGTGCGGCTGCGGCTGGTACGGCAGTGACGGCGATGACTGTGAAAGCGGCCACGGCTGCGGACGAAATTAATACGCTCTCGAAACAGACCGGGCTTTCAACCGCTCAGATCCAGAAGTTCCAGTTCGCCAGCGAAATCATTGATGTGCCAATGGAGACCCTGACCGGATCCATGGCTAAGCTGACTCGAAACATGGCAGCGGCAACGGATCCGGCCAAGGGCGCGGGTAAGGCGTTTTCAGAACTGGGCGTCAAGGTCCGGGACAGTCAGGGTAACCTCAGAAGCAATCAGGCCGTGTTCAACGACGCCATCCTGGCTCTCGGCAAGATGGAGAACGCGACCGAACGTGATGCGCTGGCGATGCAGATCTTCGGCAAGTCCGCTCAGGACCTTAATCCCCTGATCCTGGGCGGAGCGGATGCCCTGAAGCAGCTGGGTGACGATGCCGACCGGGCCGGACTGATCATGTCGCAGGATGCACTGGATAACCTGAACGGATTCCGGGACAGCCTGGATGTTCTACAATCCAGCGCCGGTGCGGCGAGTAATGTTCTTGCCGGATCGTTTGCCGGTGGTATGAAATCTTCGGTTGATATTCTGAACCGCCTGATCCCGCAGGTGACCGGCTCGCTGGCACAGTTGTTCAGCGGCGAGAACATGGCGATGGCGCAGCAGAAACTGACTGCGGACCTGATCTCGGGGTTTTCACAGCTGATCAGCGAATTTGGCAAGCAGCTGCCGACTTTCCTTGACGGATTCAATGCGGTGATCATTTCACTGGTGACCGCAATCATCGCCGTTCTGCCGCAGGCGATCAACACGATTCTGCCGACACTGATTCAGGGTCTGACGGATCTGGTCAGCGGGCTATTGCCGCAGATCCCGATACTATTGCCGATCTTGCTGAATGCCGCCATCCAGCTCTTCATGGGTCTGATCAATGGCTTGAATGTGGTTATTCCGCAGCTGGTGGCTATGCTGCCGGCGCTGATTCAGCAGCTTGGTAATACGATTCTGGCTAATCTGCCGATCATTATCCAGGCCGGCATTCAGCTGCTGGTCAGCCTGATGCAGGGCTTGGCTCAAACCATTCCGCAGCTGATCCCGATCGCTATTGATGCGGTGTTCCTGATCATGGATACGCTGCTGGATAATTTGGATCTGCTGATTGATGCGGGCATAGACCTGATCCTTGCTGTTGCCTTTGGCCTGATTGACGCGCTGCCAAAGCTTGTGGAGAAGATCCCGGTAATCATCGAAAAGCTGGTGCTGGCGATCATGAATAACTTGCCGAAAATCATTGATGCTGGTTTGAAGATCATTGTTGCTTTGGCTGGCGCGTTGATCACGAATATTCCGGTGCTGGTCGGCAAGATCCCACAGATTCTGGACTCGCTGAAAACCGGATTCATGAACATGCTCTATCGGATCAAGGACATCGGCGCGGAGCTGATTTCCGGACTCTGGACTGGTATCAAGGACAAGTTCAGCTGGCTCACGGATAAGATCCGCGGATTTGCCGGCGATGTCCTGGGATCGATCAAGCGATTCTTCGGCATCAGTTCACCGTCAAAAGAAACCCGTCGGTTTGGTGATTTCATCTCCCAGGGCCTTGCTCTGGGTATCACAGACGGGGCAAAGGGCGTGCTGGGCTCGGTCAATAAACTGACAGCAGACGCCATGTCGGCGTTTGGTAATATGGACCTTTCGGCTTCGGCCGGGCTGCAATGGCAAAACACCCTGAGCAGCCAGTCTGAGCCGAAGAATGTGGCGGATCAATCAACCCCGGCAGCCAGCAACACAACCATCAACCTGAACGGCAATTACAGCTTTCGGGACAAAGACGACATCGAGTATTTCATGAACCGGATTGAACTGGCTGTTAGGAGGGTCTGACATGACGATCAACGGAATTGACATTGCCTCTTTCGGAGGGACACTTCTGACCAAGAGCATTACCAACCATGATGTCGTTCAGGTCTTTGACTGGCTGGACGGAGCATCGAGCCCGGTGTTCACGCGGTCTGAGCAAAGGTTCAAGGACATTTCCCTAACCATCCTTCTGGAGGCGTCGTCGGAATCGGAAACCGAGAGTCGTTTTTCTGCCCTGATCAGGGCGGTGAAAGACTGCACGATCGTGTTTACTGGACTGCCTAAGCGATACGACTGTCATTTCAAGGGCAAGGCAGAGCCCAAACGCCTTAATAGTTGCGCGTGGCTCGTAGAGATTGATCTTCTGTGCCATAAAACCTACCTGCCGGAAGTGATCATCACGGCGAACGGCGTCAGCATGAAATCAGTCACGAGCCTCGGTGCGCAGCCATCGCCATGCTTGATCACGGTAACACCGACCGTGGCCATCGCGGAGTTTGTGATATTGGGGTTTGAATCCGACATTCGGCTCAAGAACCTCGAAGCCAATAAACCGCATGTGATCGATGGCTATCTGTACCGGTACCTGAAAGATAGCACGAATGACATCGCCCATTACGACGCGTTTGCCTGGCCGGTGCTGCCGATTGGCACGACTGACCTGATCTTCAGTCACACAACGACATCCATTACCATCCAGTATTATCCCATCTTTAACTGAAAGGAGGGCATCCATGCTTAAGCTTCTAGATGGCAGCAGGGCGATGGTTGCCCTCCTGACCCAGCTCAAGGACTTTTCAATCGAGTCTGACCTGACCACTGCCGATAAACTGATCAGCTTCAAACTGCCCAAAACGGTCCTGCCAAGATCGCTCCTGAAGCAGGAATATTTCCTGCAATCGGCATCCGACGAGTATGTGATCAAGGAAATCAACTTCAGCGATGAGGACTTCTATGAAGTCTATGGCAAGCTCAACCTCGACAGCCTGCGCGGCAAGGCGTACCTCAATTACGAAACCGAGTCGGTCATGCTCAGCACCGTTCTTGCTGAAATTACTGCCGGTACGGGATGGGACTGCCAGTTGGTCGACGCCAACAGCAAGCTGCGCACGCTGCGCCTGACCAATGTCTCGGTCTACCAGATCATCCTGGAATGCTGCGCGGTCTACGGCTGCGAGGTCTGTTTTGACACGATAAATCATGTCGCTCGGTTTTACACCCGGCGTGGCCAGGATCGCGGAGCGTATGTTTACAGCGAACTGAACCTTAAAGACCGCGATTACCAATCGGATACCTACGAACTGGCGACCCGGCTCTACCCGTACGGTATGGACGGGCTGTCGATCGCATCGGTCAATGCCGGGCTGGAATACATCGACAATACGCAGTTCACATCGAAAATCGTCGAACGAAAATGGGTTGATGACCGTTACACCAATGCTCAATCTTTGTACGACGACGCACAGACGATCTTGGACACACTCAGTAAACCTCGCGTGTCATTCCGCGTGGATGTGCTGAACCTCGCTGCCAGCCGGCCGGAATACAGCATTTTGGATTTCCAGCTGGGCGACACGGTTCGGATTTTCGACAAGGCCAATCAGTTCACGGACAGTCAGCGGATTGTTCGCCTGGTCGAGTACCCGCTGACACCGGAGAAAAACAAGGCGGACTTTTCCAACTCGCCAGTTAAGTACAGCGGCAATAGCTCCAAGCAGATCGCCGACCTCAGTCAGATCCTTACCAGCACCAAGGCGGAGCTCAACGAGGCGATCGATCAGGTCACGGCGCTCGTCATGAATGGCGAGACCGGCAATGTGGTGATGCGCTATAACGAGGACAACCAGCCCTACGAGATCCTGATCATGGATACCAACGATATCAACACGGCAAATCGCGTCTGGCGCTGGAACATGAGCGGGCTCAGTTACTCGGCATCCGGATATAACGGTCCGTACACCGCGGCGATCACCATGGACGGTCAGATCGTCGCTAATTTCATCACCGCCGGCACCCTGTCCGCTGACCGGATCGCCGCGCACAGCCTGACCGCTGACAAGCTGGCGGCTGGAACAATCACAGCCGAAAGCGGCGTTCTTGCAGATGCGGCCATCACCACCGCCAAGATCGCAGTCGGCGCGATCACCACAGCCTTGATCGAGACCGGCGCGATCGATACAGCTCAGATTGCGGACGGTTCGATCACCGATGCCAAGATTGTCAGCCTGACCGCGAACAAGATTACCGCCGGTACAATCGATGCGGCCAACATCAATGTCATCAACCTGAACGCGGATAACCTGACCGTGGGCACGATCAATGGCCAGCGCATTGGTGAAGGCACGATCACGACTGAAAAGCTGGCGGTGGATGCCGTTACCACGGAAAAGATCGCGGTTGGCGCTGTGACAGCAGAGCACCTGGCCAACGGCAGCATTACATCGGAGAAGATAGCCGAAGGCGCTATCCGGGAAAGCCAGGTCAACTGGTCCACTCACCTATTGTTTTGAAAGGGGATACAAACTTCATGAGAAAGCGAATCAAACTGACCAACCGGCGTGCTCAAACGACTATTGAAAAAGCCGTGGAGGCAGCCGTCAATCGCGCGTTCACCGATGGATTCAAGTCGGTCCTGCACGATATCACCTACCGCATCGACAGCCTGATGAATATGGGGCTGATGCAGGCAGGACTGCCGCACCTGATCACTTCTGAAATGCTGCATCTGCCTAGTCCCTTGTTGGACGGCTTCACATTCACGGACAATTCTCCGTCAGCCGGCAGCGTGGCCTGGGCGGACTGCAACATCATGTACAAGGGTTCCAAGTACATCATCACCAACGGCAATACCAACCTGAAGTACATCTACTGGACACTGGCTACCACACCAACCACGTTCAAGACCTCAGCCACCAAACCGACCCTAACCGATGACGACATCCTGATCTGTATTAATGATGGCGGCACGCATCGCCTGACGGTCGGCGAGGGCCGCATGGTTAATGGCGCAGCTGTTCTGGACGGTTCGATCGGTTCCGGTGAGCTGGGTTCAGGCGCGGTCACCACAGCCAAGCTGGCTTCGGGCGCGGTTGACAGCACCATTTTGGCATCAAGTGCCGTGACAACTGCCAAGATCGCTTCCGGTGCAGTCGATGCCTCGGCACTGGCTTCTGGTGCGGTCACGACGGCCAAGCTGGCAGCCAACGCGGTGGACAGCTCCAAGATTTCATCCGGAGCGGTTGGAACAACTCAGTTAGCGGCAAGCGCAGTTGATTCGACCAAGCTGGCATCCGGTGCTGTAACCACAGCGGCTCTGGCATCAGGTGCGGTGGACTCGACCAAGCTGGCGACAGGTGCGGTCACTACTACCGCGATCGCTGCAGGCGCAGTGGGCAGCACACAGCTGGCGGACGGGTCTATCATCGGGGCCAAGATCGGGGCAGGCCAGGTCGCCACGGATAAGCTGTCGATCGCTTCACACCTCTTGTTCTAAGGCGGGTGAGAAAGGTGGTCAGGCATGTATTCCATTCTGAATAATTCACCATCGGCTGGATATATCCAGTGGAGCAACGTCAATATCCAGTTCAATGGCGTGTCTTACGCTATCGCAAATGGGTACACGAATTATACCTATATCTACTGGCTGGCCTCGAGCCCGAACCAGTTTGTCGTGTCAGACACCTTCCCGGTTTTAACCGCTGCCGATGTGCTGGTCTTCCTTAATAAGTCCGGTATCGCCATGGTCGTGCCAACGGCAACCATTATCGACGGTGGCCTGATCGTACCCGGCTCGATTTATGCGGCAGCGATCGCGGCCAATACCATCACCGGCAATGAGATAGCAGCCGGAGCCATCTCCGCCGATGAGCTGGCCGCAAACTCGGTGATCGCCGGGAAAATTGCGACGAACGCGGTCACGGCAGGAACGGTTGCGGCCAACGCCATCGGCGCTGAGGCGATTGCGGCCGGTGCTATAACAGCCGACAAGATTGTGGCTGGTGCAATTACGGGTGATAAGATTGCAGCTTCGACCGTTACGGCTAACAAACTGGTGGCAGGAACCATCACGGCGGCAAGCGGTGTCATCGCTGATGCGGCCATCACCAATGCCAAGATCGCCGATGCCACCATCCAGTCAGCCAAGATTGCCAGTCTGGATGCGGGCAAGGTCACAACGGGTATCTTGAAGAGCGCTAACAACTATTCGAACATCAATCTGGCCGATGGCACGTTCAGCTTTGGCAACGGTGCTTTGACCTGGAATGGTTCTGCGCTTATTGCCAAGGGAACGTTTGAAGCCAGCGGCAGTACACAAAAGGCTGTGCTTGACGGCGGGTCGCTGAGGCTGGTTAATTCAGGCGTGGAACTCGGCTATCTGTCCATTCAGACAGCAGGTCCGACCGGACCGTGGCTCACGGCAGCAGCGGGGGCTTACACGATCAATCTGGCCAAACTCGTCGGAACCGGGCTTTATACCGCGTACCAGATCGACTGGGGCAGTACGGGAGGGATGTCAGCGACACATCGGCTTTGGGGAACGGTAACGTTAAACGGCAATGCGCTCTACACCGGTCCCATTACCAGCGGAGCCATTGCCGCCGACGGCGTGGTGTCCTGCTGGCGGGTGGAACCGCATCTGGATAACAACGACCGGTGCGGCACAACGACCAAGCGCTGGCAAGCGGTACATGCTCTGGAAGGATACTTCAATAAACTGACCATCGGTTCTAACACCTGCTGGGCAGCCGGTGCAATGTCATTGACCACAGCATCGTGGACTTCGGTCTCCTTTGGGAAAACCTTCCCGTCAGCGCCGAGGGTGTTCGGGCAATATACGCATAATTTTACGGGCGATATTGGTGAGCTTAAAATTCGGAACATCTCAACAACCGGTTTTGAAGCGACGATCGGCGGTTCTGGATTTTCCGGTATCAGCGCCAACTGGTTCGCCATTTTGGTTTAGAGGGGGTAATTGAGTGGCATTACAAAAAGCGATAACGGATGATCGTGGCATTACTGCGACCTATTTCCGGGTAGCGGCAATTATCGAGCAGTACACGTCAGATGTGCCGGTAATCACAGTGCAGCTATTTGGTTATGCTGATGCGACTTATCGGGATCGAGAAAAACTGAATACAGGGCAGAGTCTGGCTAATGCTTACAAGGAAGTATATCTTTCGGCAAGTGATGAGCAGGGCTAGCCTTAATCGCGGCTTGAGTGATTGAATTGCAGACCGTTGGCAGCTCAGGAAAAAGAATGACGACTAATCTGGAGATGCTTATTTTGAGCTTGGTCCGCTGGGAAACCAACCGGGATCGGTGACGGGTTAGTGCCTTTAGCTCTTGAATTTGGTAAGATACAGACACAGGATTTGATTCTGCTGTCATGAGCAGTTGCGCGATGCATTTGGCATCGACCTTGTCTGTTTTGGTTTTCCGAAGAGTTTGGGACTTACGGTACAGGTTGACCTGTAACGGGTTGAAAACCACCAGCTCGACTCCGCTGTCACGGAGAAAAGCCTCAAGGTTGCCGCTGTAGTGTCCGGTGGATTCAAGTCCTGCTTTTATTTGGCCGGACCCCTCGGCCTCTGAGCTTGTCTGGATTGCAGCTCTCAACTGCTCAAACCCTTCGTGGTTGTTCCGGAAGGTAAATGCCGCCCAAACTGTTTGTCCGTTGCCACCCAGGATGCAGCAATCGTGCTTGTCCTTGGCGGCGTCAATGCCAACATAGATCATAACTGAACCATCCTTATTAGAGAGTACGCTGATTGTTCCACAGACTTTTTGCTACCGGATCCTAGTTCCATATAAACCGTCATGCGGTATCTGACTCATCACCAATTATGCAAAAAGCTGTGGCTGGAGCCTTAGAAAAACCGTCAAAGCGGTAGGAGGACGAACCAGTCCACAGCGCCTGCGTGCATTATATCAAGCAACAAGAAAACTTGCGCTTGACAGCGCAACTTAATAATACTAGGAGGGGCTATGCGCTTTACAATCGACAAAACCATTCTGGAACAGTTACTCAATTACCTTGTGACCAAGCCATACAGTGAGGTGGCACAGATGATCGCCAATGTTCAGCAGGACATCAAGGCGATCGAAGATCAGCCGGTTCAAGAACCTGACAGCTAGAACCTGATCTTCACGATCAGAAACATCAAGAGCCTAAGGGCTCTATTTTTATGGAGGAAACCATCATGTCGAAAAGAAAAACCAATCTCTCACTAGTCGGTCATGCCATTGCGAGACTGGGCACCGGCTATGTCTATGGCACCTATGGCCATGTGCTTACCGAATCACTGCTGTCGGCAAAGCTGAAGCAGTATCCGCTCAAGGTTACACCCTATCTTGCTTTCATCCGCGCCAACTGGCTGGGCAAGCCGGTCCAGGATTGTGTCGGCCTGATCAAGGGTCACTACTGGACCGACGATGACGGCAAGATCGTCTACAAACTGGATGACCTACCGGATGTCTCTGCTAATGGCCTTTATAATGCCGCCATCGAAAAAGGGCCGATTGCCACTCTGCCGGAGCTAAAAGGTCTGATTGTATCGAAAAATGGCCATGTCGGTGTCTATATCGGTAACGGCGAGGTCATCGAGGCGCATGGCACCAAGTCTGGCGTCATCAAATCCAGGCTGACGAAAACCGTCAATGAAACCGGCTGGACCCGCTGGTTCAAGTGTCCGTTCATTGATTATGTCGCCGAGGTTGAAAACAAACCGGTCGGTACATATGTGGTGCAGAAAGGTGATTCGCTCTGGTCAATAGCGCAAAAGCTGCTGGGCGACGGTAAGCGATATCTGGAGCTAGCCGATCTCAATGACATCGCCGCACCTTACACAATCCATGCTGGTCAGGTGCTTTCGGTTGATGGTGCCAGGCTGTACACGGTCAAGGCCGGCGATAGTCCATGGCGGATTGCTCAGGAGTTGCTGGGCGATGGCCGACGTTATGCCGAAATCGTACAGCTCAATAACCTGAAAGAACCCTACACCATTCACACCGGTCAGATTCTGAAAATTCCAAAAAAGTGAGGACGAAGACATGAACAAGACACTTATGATTAAAGATTCAGTGCTGGTGGCACTCTCAGTGGCCGGTAGTTTTATGGCCAGAGCACTGGGAGGGTGGGATACAGCATTGCAGACACTTGTTATCCTAATGGCGATTGATTACATCACCGGGATCCTGATCGCTGCCGTCTGGCAGAAATCCAGCAAGTCGAAAACCGGTGCGCTGGAGTCGCGAGCGGGATTCAAAGGACTGGTCCGCAAAGGCTTGATTCTGTTGGTCGTGCTGATTGGTGTGCAACTGGACGCAATCCTCGGTCTGCAGGCTTTTTGCCGCACAGCGATCGTCCTGTTCTTCTGTGGCAATGAGGGACTGTCGATCGTGGAGAATCTCGGCATCATGGGCTTACCTCTCCCCGACTTCGTGAAAACCAAATTCGAGCAGCTGAAAGCCAAAGGCAATCCTGACGAACACAGTCCGGAAGAATAAGACACGTATTAAAGACCCACAGCGCGAAGCACGTCTTCGTTCTGTGGGTCTTTTTGAGTTTTGGCCGCTGTCCACGATTCTCATTTTGCGGACCACTTGACCATTTCAATTCCAGTTGGAAGTAAAGATAGATTTTTCCGCTGGAGGAATTGGTATGGCCTATTTTGCAGATGAAGAACCGGCACTTCGTTTTGAAAGAACCCCGATAACCCAGGATCAGATGCAGCGTGAATTTGAGTATGCCCTGGCTCAACAGGTGCTGAAGGCCATGCTGAAGAAAGGTCTGATTACAGACGATGAGTTCTGTAATATCACAATACTAAACCGAAAATCATTCAGCCCGGCACTTGCGGCTGTAATGTCTAATAATAGTTGATATGAAAGGCTTCTAGAGTTAATATGTGACACTGACAAGGATGTGACAACTCGATGAATATTGCCAAAATTGATGTAAGTAGTGTAAACAACCGCCAAGATCATGCCAAGATTCGTGTTGCAGCCTACTGCCGGGTCTCGACCGATAGTGATGAGCAGCTGGATAGCCTTGAAACGCAAAAATCACATTATGAGCAGATCATAAGCAAGAATCCAATATGGACGTTAGCCGGGATTTATTATGACAAGGGCATCACCGGGACCAGCATGGACAAGCGACCGGATCTGCTGCGGCTAATTGCCGACTGTGAAAATAAGCAGATCGACATGATCATCACCAAATCGATCAGCCGCTTCGCCAGAAATACCGCCGATTGCCTGGAACTCATCCGAAAACTGATGAAGTTGCGAGTTTTCGTTGTCTTTGAGAAGGAAGAAATTAACACCGGTCTGATGGATAGTGAACTTTTGCTCACCATTCTGAGTAGCCTGGCCGAGAATGAATCAGTATCCATTTCCAAAAATACCAAATGGTCAATCAAGAGTCGATTCCAAAACGGCACCTATAAAATCTCGGCTCCGCCCTTTGGCTATGATGTGGTTGAGGGCAAGCTGGTCGTGAACGAGCCCCAAGCGGATATCGTCCGATTAATTTTCTCGGAGATCCTAGCTGGGAAAAGCACCTATCGAATAACCAAGGACCTGAACCAGCGCGGCATTCTGTCTCGCAAAGGCAGGCCTTGGGCAGTCGCAACGATCAGGGAAATGGTCAGCAATGAACGATACATTGGTGATGCCATCTTTCAGAAGACCTTTCGCGACGAAAACTACGTCAAGCGACGTAATCGCAGCAATATAGAGCAGTACCATTATCGCGATCACCATGAGGCGATCATCAGTAAAGAGGTTTTCGACGCCGCTCAGGTGCTCATCGCTCAGCGGGCCAAGGAGAGCGGAGCGGATCAGTCACCAGAGAAGTACAAAAACCGCTACCCGTTTTCCAGCAAGATCATTTGCGGTCAATGCGGCGGTACATTCAAACGTCAGATCCAGTCACATAGCAATCGGCCGGTCTCCTGGTGTTGTCATACCCACCTTACGGATGTCCAGAAATGCTCGATGAAGTTCATTCTTAATGATGACTTCGAGTTTGCCTTTGTGACGATGATGAACAAGCTGATCTTTGGTAATCAGGCTATCCTCAAGCCTTTGCTGGCCAGCCTGCGGAGCGTCAAGAGTGAAGATGGTCAGGCCAGTGTTCAGGAGATCGATCAAAAGCTGGAAGAAAACGCAGAGCAGCAGAAGGTTCTGGTCGGCCTTCTGACCAAAGGGTATCTGGGGCCGGCCAACTACAGAAAGAGCAATAATGACCTGATACAGGAAGCTGAGCATCTGAAGCGCTATAAAGAATCGCTGATCAACATTTTGGATAACGGATCCCAGCACATCCGAAAAGTCGGCGAGCTTCTGCAGTTTACCACCAAAGCTGATATGCTGACCCAGTTTGACGGGGATCTGTTTTCCCGGTTCGTCAAGCGGATCGTGGTGCAATCCCGGACGGAAATCAGCTTCGAACTGGAATGTGGACTGACCCTTTCAGAAAGGCTGGTGAAATGAATGAGCCATATGCCCTTTGGTTATCGGATTGAAAATGGAATAGCGGTTATCGATGGAGAAAACGCCGCAAAGGTGAGACTCCTGTACCAGTCCTACCTGGCCGGCCAATCATTGGCAAATGCAGCCAAGACAGCCGGGATCAAGGCATTCCATAAAAAAACCAGCGACATTCTACAGAATGTCCGTTACCTGGGCGACGACTTCTATCCGGCGATCATTGACTCGGATACCTTTACCAAAGTAGGAACCGAGATCATCCGGCGGGCTGTCAAGCTCGGTCGTGTCTTTGAGCGAAAAGCAAAGCCGAGGCCCATCATTCCGGCCGCTTTCCAAATGAGCCCAGTCAAGCAGCAGTTCGAGGATCCGTTCGAGCAGGCTGCCTATGTTTATAGTCTGATTCAAGCCGAGGTGCAAAATGATTAACGAAAACAAGAAGATGCTGGTGCTGCCGCCGAGAAATCCGATCGGCCAGGCCAAGAAGGACGAGGAACAGCCCAAGCTGCGGGTAGCCGCCTACTGTCGGGTGTCGACGGACAGCGATGAACAGGCCACCAGCTATGAGGCGCAGATCGAGCATTACACATCATACATTAAAAGTCATCCGGACTGGGAGCTAGCAGGCATTTTTGCCGACGATGGCATATCCGGGACAAATACCAAGCACCGCGAAGAGTTCAATCGTATGATCAAATCTTGCATGACAGGCGACATTGACATGATCATCACTAAGTCGATCAGTCGATTTGCCCGTAACACGCTCGACTGCCTGAAATACATCCGGCAGCTGAAGGACAAAAACATTCCGGTCATCTTTGAAAAAGAAGGAATAAATTCCATGGATGCCAAGGGCGAGGTGATGCTGACGATCATGGCATCGCTTGCTCAACAGGAAAGCCAGTCACTGAGCCAGAACGTGAAGATGGGATTGCAGTACCGCTACCAGCAAGGCGAGGTTCAGGTCAACTGCAGCCGATTCCTGGGCTACACCCGCGGCGAAAACAACAAACTGGTCATCGTTCCTGAAGAGGCCGAGGTCGTCAAGCGCATTTATCGGGAGTACCTGGAAGGGGCCAGCATGCTAAAGATCGCCCGCGGCTTGATGGCCGATGGTATTCTGAACGGTGCCGGCAACGAACGGTGGCACACCAGTAATATCAACCAGATCCTGCGGAATGAAAAATACATTGGCGACGCGCTTCTGCAGAAAACTTACACGACAGACTTCCTGACAAAAAAGAGAGTCAAGAACAATGGCTATGTCCCACAGTACTATATCGAGGACAATCACGACGCTATCATCCCGAGAGAAGTCTTCATGCAGGTGCAGGAGGAGATGGTCCGGCGGCGCTGTGTTCACACGGGGCAGAGCGGCAAAAAGAGATCCTTCAGCAGTAATCATTGCTTTTCGCAGATCGTTATTTGCGGCAACTGTGGCGAGATCTTCAAGCGGGTCCACTGGAACAATCGCGGTAAGCGATCAATCGTTTGGCGCTGCGCCAGTCGGTTGGAGAATACTGGCGTGTTCTGCGATGCCCGCACGGTACTGGAAAGCACCATCGAGCAGGTTCTGGTTACCGCCATCAACACCACTTTGAAAAGCCGGGACTCATTCCTGGCCACTTTACAGAACAACATCGCTATTGTGCTCAGCCAGAAAAATGATGCGGCCATCGAGGACATTGAGAAAAGGCTGAACGATCTGCAGATCCAGCTATTGAAGCTGGCCAGCGCCCATGCCGACATCAAGCAAGTCACTGACGAGATTTATCGTCTGCGCGATGAAAAGCAGAAAGCTCAGCTGGAAAATATCGGCAGGGACGACTTGCGTAAACGGAACGCCGAAATGAGCATCTTCCTCCGGAAACAGCCGACTGTCATCAAGGAGTATGATGAAAAGCTGGTCCGGCGGCTGATCGACAAGGTCACGGTTCATGAGGACCGGTTCGAGGTGGTTTTCAGGTCTGGGGTGAAGGTTGAGGTGGATGGGTAATACTCTTTTTGATTTTTATATTCTGCAATGTTACTATTAATGAAAAATAGAAAATTTAAGGAGAGTACGAGATATGGCTAATAGTCAAAAAGGACTTGATCATGACCATGAATTTTTGTGGGGGCTTTTTGATAAGGAAACCCGTGATAACCTTACTCTTGGCGAAATAACTTTTCTAAATAACGCAGCACTTCAGATCCCGCCAGCTGGTTATCAGGCCGTAATTGCATTCCAAGCAGCCAAATCTAACAATAAAATCGCTCAAATAAATGCAAAGGCCTCAGCAGATGCCAAGGAAGCCGCAGAGACAACAAAAAAATATTCGAGAAGAATTTTATTGTTAACAATTATACTAGCATGTGCAGCTGGAATCCAAGCTTTAATAGCCATTGTGAATATGATTCTTAATTATTGTTGCAGGAAGTAAATGCATGGTGTTCATATAACATTTGTTTTGGAGGTTTTATGCTAAAAGACGCTTTGTCATTAACAAATAATTTAGAAGACCCCCAACCATTGCAAGAAAACAAACCTATTCAAATAAATAGAAGAAAGACAACAAAAAACATTGTAGCGACTATAGCATTTTTAATGGGTATACAAGCAAATCGCTTAGATTATTTATACTCTGATGATTGTTATGATTTATTAGTAGACCTTAATGCTGACAATGCTGCAAAGACAATTCGAATTTTAAGCCAAATTAGAACAGTTATGCTACGGGAATACGTGATTTTCGAAAATAATCTGAATAGGCTTGTTAATATTGATAATATGCCATCTCTAATTGACAATAATGACATCAAATGGTTAAGAGCTAACGGTATAGAGGTACTAAAGACAAACACTCCACTTGATTCATACATTATTAGCATTAATAAACTAATTCTCGACAATATTGACAGATGCAAGAGTCTTATTCCAAGTTGGATTAGATGGGATCTAGTCCGAGATCTTTTCCTAATGCCGAACTGCTATGCAGGCGTGCCTAAAAATACTAAAAACGATCCGTTAAGCAAAGCAAAAAAGCATTACTGGGAAAATGCAACAAATTATGGCTCTTCGGTAGAATGTGTGGGTAATAAAAAGTGAATAAGGCCCT